CTGTTTCTTAGATTTCTTATCATACTTGTTTTTATTCTCTCTGGCAACTTGTAATTGCATATCTGCGATCTGTTTTTTAGTGCTCAATTCTTCGCGTTTTAAGTTCAAAGATTCAGATTCACGATTGTTTTTATTGATTTCCTGTTCACGCTTTAGAGAAATTGTTTCATCAGCTTGACGCTTCTTGTCCAAGTATTGGATGGAGTCTAAGTAGTCTGATTGTTGGTTCTGATTCTGATCACCAACTTGAAATCCAGCTCCTTTAATCTCAGCCACATCAATCTGTGTCTGTCTATCAAGAGCATTTTGTTCAGCTTCATACTTTTGTTCAGACTCCAACTTTTGTTGCTGTGCTTGGATCTGTTGTTGTTGTAAGCTTTGTTGCTGTTGCATCTCTTGTTGACGCTGCATCTCTGTTTTATTCTGAATAGATTTCAGCACATGTGTTACTTCAGACATAGAGTCTGCTTTTACAATCTCAGCTAAATCATAAATGGATGCGCCCGATGTATTGTTTTGAACAGCCAATTGCTTGATCTGTTCCATTACTTGCTTGTGATTAACCTTGGTGGTAACAAATACATTAAGTTCCCTAGACAATAACTCAGTACCATTAAGCTCAAAGTTTATCTTTTCATCTAAGCTAGTAATATAGGAAAGTCTTACGCTTGGTCTACGCGAGTGATAATACTGCGCTAGGTCAGTGCGCATCTGATGCACTCGTGGCATCAAATACTCAGAATGCTGTACAAAGTACATCTCTGTCTGTGCGTAGGAAGCATTTATGCTTTGTTCAATACCTGTGGCAGTTTCTTGAGAATTTACTTGTCCCATGCGCTGGGGAGTGATTCCAATTACTTCATACGCCTGTTGCTTAAAATAATTAGCTAGCTGAATCCTACTCATCATACGTTGAGTCTGCTCAAGATTTAAGACTTGATAGTGATTAAACCCTAGTGCTGATTCTGTATTTGCAATAGAAGTATCCAATGGTAACATTTGGAAGTTCTTCATGGCCACGTAAGCTTTAGCTAGATTGTTCTTTCCCCAGTCTTCTCCTAATGAGTGACGTGGTAGGGCATTCTGATCTAACATGATAACAGTACCAAGCTCATCTACTAATATATCAGCTATCTGATTATTCACTATATTAAAACCAATTTGATATGGCTTCATTAAATCTACAAGACTAATTGAACGAGTGTTTCTATCACCAAATACAGATCCTTCTACAGGAAGTTTACATCCATAAAGTGTAGCATCTCCTTTAAATTGAAATGGTATTTGACCTGGCTTACCACCAGAAAGTCCAAGATAGATGGGATTGATTCCACCTGGATTATTAACACCCCAGAACGCAGGTCTATTAGGACCAATCTTGATTCCACCCCAGGTTTCATTAATCCATATCCAGTCCACGTGATCACCAAAGATTAGATTATCTTTAGTTTTGTTTTTATACACTGCTGTATTATACATGGGTTTGTCCACCATTTTAAAATCTTCAGTGACTATTTCTTGTATAATCTCACCATCTTCTGTAATCTTTGTAAGATGTCCCACCTTGCGTTGAGATTTCCAATAGCATTGTGTAACACGTAACATATGTGACTTACCAAAATCCTGAAGATCTTCTGAATCAGATAAAATCCACTCAGCAATATCACCAGTGCCAAACTTAGCATCATATAACGAAGTGAATTGACGATATGCCAACGAAGGCAATTGAGTATTCCATTCATGTGATCTAGTTGGGTCATAATACGTACCATCATTTTGATATCCAGAAACTGCATACCCTGCAGAACGTACAGGATATATTACTTCAAGAGCTTCTAATTGATCTTGAGTCATCATCCAACCAAACTTATCTAGTACATCTGATACAGACATCATATCAATCTTGCCCACCCAATTACCCTGAGATATGTAACGTACATCTGGACTCTTGTGATAGAATGTTAATGTTGGATTCCATAGTTCTAGTTCGTAGTCATCTTCCATCATTCTAAAATGCCAGAACTCTCTATCAGTGATAAGCATATCTCTAAACCCACGTTCTTCTAATTCTTGAATTTTAAATCTTTCTTCATCCACTTTCATTTGATGAGTGGCCCATTGTTCAATCATTGAACGATAGTCTTTAGTAAAGTATGCTTGTATTTCAGGAAGAGTTTTTAAATTTTCTGGAGCCATTTGTTGTTGACCTTGTTCAGAGTCTGCCTCAACTCCCATTTCAGATAACTTAGTCATTATCTTATTTCTAGCATCTTCTAGTAAAACATCCTCAATCATCTGTCTTTTCTTTTCTAACATCTCATTGTATGAGGTGTCATCCACTGCTCTAAACATGATTCTTGATGTACGTTTAGAAAACTCATTTGTAAGAACATTGATTACACTAGGAATGATGGGATAGAACTTAAGCTCTAATGCTGAAGCATCTTCTTTAGTGAGAACATCTATTAAATCAGCCATCTCATTATTCTCTTCTACAATATAGTCAGTGCGATCTATAATACCTTTTGCTAGTTTATAGTTTTTAAGTAGACGTCTGGCATTACGTCTAAGTTGTTTCATACCCTGAAATTCTAACCAGTCTAGATTCCAAGCTCTCCATTGGTCGTCTTTGTCTTTTTGTGGTAAAAATTGAATAGGTTGCGTAAGCACCCCCATCTTGTGGTATTCAACTTTTTTGCCAGCTTTGAGGTCTAGTGCGTTATATATTTGCATGATTATTAATTAGTTAGAGTGATATTTTCAGAAATAACATATGTTAAATCAGCTGGTCCTGTTGTATTAATACAAACGTATGTACCAGCATTTACATCTGAAATTGTAATTGTTGAACTACCTGATGTTTTTAAAGGGACTTCTTGGTTGTGCATATGCTGAAGGTTTTAATTTTGATTGACCTACATGTCTGAATGGACTCCAATTTAATTTACTAAATTTTTGGGACACGTCCAAGTTTTGTTTTGTGGTTTCCACTCGTTTAGCTAATCCTCTATTAGATTGTTGCACCTTTGCAAAAGCTACAAGTGCACAGAATGATACAAGTCTATCGACATTGACACCCTCTCTATAAGCTTGCATTTCTTTTAGAAGCATTGGATCTGGTATTCTTTCCACTCCATATATAGTTTTTACTATAGTGCCATCTGGTAGAGTTTCATGATCTAGTTCTTCTTTGAGAAACTCAATACCATAAGATAATAGATTTCCTTTAAATAGTGTGCCCACATTCTTCCATCCATATTGTTGAAAGACATTTCTATTTGCACCTAAATCTTTTAAGAATAATATCATGTCTTTAGGTACTAAATATCTTTGTCTCTTTCTACTTATCATGTATTGTATAAACAAAGCTACGTTATTCTCAACTATTGTCCATGCATTATACCATTCTATAATAAGTTCTAGTCTTTCATGGGTTTTATTAATATCATCAAACCTACCACACCAACTAGCTACAATTTTATCTCTTTCTATAAAGTTTGTCACCTCTCCATTGCCACCATCTTGTATAACCTCTACAGCATTCTTTAATACATAAATAGCACATAATGAATCACTTGTAGTAGTTTTACCTTCTCCTACAGGATCTATTGAGGCGTAATACATACCAAACGTAGGATCTTTTACAGGTCTTTCATAGACGCATATTACACCTTCTTTATCATCAGTTTTTTTAGATATAGGAAATTCCATAATAGGAGTTTTCCTAGATTGCTTATCTATAATCTTACCTTCTGCATTTCTTGAAAGATCTAAATATTCCACCCCATATTGTTTATCACTTATACGTTGTAATTGTTTAGATACTAAATGAGGAGGAAATATACTAACCTTTCTAGTAGCAAAGGCTTCTTCTATATTACGTGGTTGCTGAGATATGGTAAGCTGAAATGCTGCAGGGTCCATATCTTTTTTCATCTTAGCAAATTCTATTTCTAAAGCTTCAAGAGCTTCCTCCACTTTAGAATTACCATACTGATCTATATAAGGAGGCATGCTCCATTGCTCTGGTATAAACAATCCAGTGATTCCTATTGTGCCCTCTTTATCTATAAGATTTGATTCAACACCATAGAATCCATTTTCTTCAGGATGATATATGTATTCTTTTAAGGGTTCACATTGTTCAAGATCACCCACAGATCCTGCAGCTATAAACTGTCCTGTGATGATATGGCCTGATTTAAGGGCAGGTTTTATAAAACCATATGTGTCATTCATCTTAGGAGCAATACCTCCCTCTTCATGAAAGAAATAAGTCACAGGACCACCCACACCATTTGTAGGATCTTTTTCAAATGAATAAGAGTTGATGGTAGATTTTAATCCTCTATACGTGTCACGATTGTTAATCCTCACTTTAATCTGCTGTTGCCAAGCTCCCACTTTATCAGGTTCAGCTGGTCTATACCATGCAGTGTGTTCATTTAAGAAGTTTTTATATTCATTAAGAAACTTCCAAGATCCTTTCTCATTTATATAATCTTTTAAACTGGCACCTATCTTTAACACAGCACCCTCTTCAAAATACCATTGGTTAATAAGCTTGGCCATGTGAAAATATGAACTAGCTATCTGACGTTTCTTTAGAATAATAGCATGCTTATAATGAAGTTCTCCTAATATCTCATATAGAGCCATGTGATATTGTGCGTCACGCACTTTAGCAAAGTCAAATCTTTTTTCCTCCTTATCGTAGATGGGAAGAAAATTAAGCCACATGTAATAGTCCCTAGTAAGATACCATGTTCTATCTCCATTATGCACTATAATACCTGTGCGACATTTATTCTTTTGATCATCCCAATATGCAAAAAAGTCTTTACTTTTAAAAGGAGCATGACAATAATA